AACGCTATGACTGGAAACATTGACATGAAGCGCAATGTCACTCCTGTCTATGGCATCAGCAATACACAGAATCCATATCAGGTGTTCCTCGGCCCTATCGAGGTCACAGGCAAAATCACCTTCATCATGGAGAACGACACAGAGCTCACACGCTTCCTCAACAACACTCAGCCAGCTATCGTGCTGAACTGGGCATATGGATCAGGTGCTACCGCAGTACAAATCCAAGCAACCATCTCAAAGGGCGCATATACCGCAGCAGTCATCGAGCGTGGCGAGGACTATGTACAGGTCACAGTAGATATCAACGGACAGGGCAACACCACAGATGCAGGATCAACAGGTGGTTTCGCTCCTATCAAGTGGGTGCTACAGAACGCAAAAGCATCAGGCACATACGCCTAGTAGTTCCAGAACAGGGGCGTTGGTCGATAGCGGTACGCCTTCCCCGCTATCCCACGCTCCTGTTCCTTTTCAGTTATGATGCGCGAAGGCATATTTACTAAGGAGGCACACTGTCAAAACAGATCAAACTCCCATCAGGTGCTACAGCTACTCTGAAAGACCCAAAGACACTCAAGGTCAAAGATCGTAAGCGCGTACTCAGAGCATCAGAGGTAGATGGCGGAGACCTATCAAAGGCGATGGCACTATCAGACTCACTCATCGCTATGTTGGTCGAGGACTGGTCGTTCGATCTCATCATCCCATCAGTCAAACTAGAAACACTAGATGAGCTAGATATGGCTGACTACGATGCACTCGTAGAGATGACCAAAGAAGCACAGGAAGTACTGTTCCCATCTCTTGCAAAGACTGATGAGACAGAGAAAGACCCAAAAGCGACTACCGCCGACTCGAACGGCTCAAATGGCTGATTGAGGGTGGACAACGCCACGAGGCGTTTGACTATCCTGATGAGGAGTGGGTGTACTACATCGCAGCCGACAGGTTTGGATGGACACCTGACCAGGTAGATGATCTACCGGCTAATACGGCGGATTGGCTCTGGGCTATAGCCGCAGTAGTAGATGAGGTGAAGGCGGAGAGGATGGAGAGATCGTGACCATACGAGTGACGATACCCAACCTGTCTGAAACACTCTCAGGCGTACAGAGAAAAGCAGAACAGATAGATATGGCTGTAGCTCAGGCTATACAGATCACAGGTCTAGCTGTGGAGCGACAGGCAAAACAAAACGCATCGGGCAGACCAGGGCCGAATGTGCGCACAGGTAATCTGCGTAGAAGCATCACTACATCCATGCCTATCAAAGGATTTGGAGATAGCTACTCAGTAGTCGTATCTGCCACGATGGTCTATGCACGAGCTGTGGAACTAGGACATCCAAAGTGGAAGCCAGGAGTAAAATATCCTTATCTAGGGCCAGCAGCGAGAAATCTCTCAGCTAACGGCACTTTAAACAGGGTGTTCACTAGCGCGTTTGCATCGCGGATCAGGGGTTGATATGACAGCAATACCTCCGATTCTCGTACAGATACAGGCTGATGTCACTAGCCTCAAACAGGGTCTAGCTCAGGCACAAGCGGCTATCAAGGGCGTAGATGACAATGTGAAGGTCGCTAGTACCGGCATGAGCAACTTCTCTAGCAAACTCAAAAACATAGCAGGTACTATCGGTGTTGCTTTTGCAGGTACACAGGTAGTCGCGTTTGCAAAAGACACAGTTATGGCTGCCTCTAATATGGCAGAGTCCCTATCAAAGGTGCGCGTGGTCTTTGGAGATGGCGCAGCAGCAGTCGAGGCGTGGGGCAAAACAGCAGCAGACAGCATGGGTATCAGTAATCAGGCTGCTCTAGAGGCTGCAGGTACATACGGCAACCTATTCCAGGCATTCGGGCTAGGACAGGGACAGGCACAGGATATGTCTATGTCTCTCGTACAGCTCGCAGGTGACATGGCATCTTTCAACAACACATCTATAGATGATGCAATCCTAGCTCTCAGATCAGGTCTATCCGGTGAGACAGAGCCACTCAAGAAGTTTGGCGTTGCGATGAACGAGGCGCGACTGAAAACTGAGGCACTATCTCTAGGACTCATCAAGTCCACATCTGAGGCTCTGACTCCAGCAGCGAAGGCTCAGGCGGCATATGCGCTCATCATGAAGGACACATCACTAGCGCAGGGTGACTATGGGCGTACTGCCGATGGCACAGCGAATACCATGAAAACGCTACAGGCAAAGATGGAGGATGCGAAGGTCGCGCTCGGAGAAGCGTTACTGCCAGCGTTCCAGGGACTACTAGGTGTACTCAAACTAGCTATCCCGTTGCTGACCAAACTAGGCAACTTCTTCAAAAACAATCAGGATGAAATCAAAGCATTTGCTATAGCAGTTGGTATTGGATCAGTAGCATGGGGTGTCTATACACTCGCTGTGAAGCGCGCAGAGATAGCTCAGAAACTACTCAACCTTGCGCAGAAAATGAACCCTATTGGTCTGATAGTCATCGCAGTAGGTCTGCTCGCAGCAGGTCTAGTCAAGCTCTGGAAAAACAGCGAAACCTTCCGCAATGTCATCATCTCGGTAGGTAAGGCTGGTCTGACCGCGTTTGCATCTATCATCCCAATGGTAGGCAAGGTGGGTGAGGCTGTACTCAAGTTCCTGATGACCCCACTCAAGTCTGTACTCACAGCTCTATCTAAACTGCCAGGCGTAGGTAAGTATGCAAAGAGTGGACTTGATCTACTCAACAAGGGTCTAGATGGAGTGAGCGACTTTGCAGATAAGGCGGCAGCAAAAGCCAACAGTCTCATCAAGACTCTAGACAATGTAGGCAAGGCAAAAACCAAAGCCGAGAAAGATGTAGTGACCACTACGAAGGGAACAAAGACCTCCACAACTGCGACTGTGGATGCCAAGACTCTAGAAAAGGCTGCAAAAGAAGAACAAAAACGCCTAGACAAACTCAAGGACTATGCAAAAGATGTCGAGGATATCTACAAAGATATGAACGATGTCATCGCAGAGGCTCAGGAGAAAGGTCAGGAGGCTCTAGAGACTCGCAATGAGCGTATGGCGGAGGCTCATGAGAGATACAACGAGACTGTTGCTGATCTCAACAAACAGTACGCAGAGTCCATAGCTAATGCTGAGGAACGCGCTGCAGAGCAGAGAGCTGATGCACAAGACCGATATCAGAAATCTGTAATGGAGGCTCAGAAGCGATTCGCACAGGCACAGATACAGATAGCTAAACAGTACAACGACAAGGCTGCTGACCTAGAGAAAGCCTTACAAACCAAACTGCGCGATATCCAGGAGTCTGCCAACAACAAGCGCGCCGAGCTGACACAGAAGGCTGCGGAGAAACAGGCAGGAATCATCCAGAAATCTATGGATCGACTCAGCTCTGCGTTCGCATCCAAGACAGGTTTCAATCTTGGTGAGGCTATGGCAGGTGGTAAGTCTGCCGATGCTCTACTAGCTGATCTCAAGTCAAAACTAGCGGCAGCGAAAGAGCTACAGGCTAATGCTGCTGCGCTCGCAGGTATGGGCTATAGCCAGACCTTCATCGAGCAAGTAGTCAAGAACGGCCCTGAGGCTGGCAACAAAATTGCCGAGGCACTCAAGGCTGCATCACCGGATGCGACCAAAGAGCTACAGAGTCTATATGGGCAAGTCGAGACTATTTCTGAGACAGGGCTAGATGCACTCGCTGCGACTATGAACGCAGGAGGCAAACTCGCTACCTCAGAGCTGATGGCTGCATACACCCAAGTTGCTACTGATCTCAGAGTATCCCTGACTGAGGTAGATACACAGATGCAGGATGGTCTAGCTCAGGCTCAGGCTGCCTATGCGACAGCGATGACTGAGGCTAAGGCAGAGCGTGATGCTCGCATGACAGAGGCGATGACTGCTATGCAGGAGTCTATCGCCGAGGCTCAGGCGACACTAGATGCTGCGCTCGAAGAGGCTGAGAAAACACTAGCGAAGGCTCGTGCTGAGGCGCAGAAACGACTCAATGAGGGTCTAGCTGAGGCTCAAAAGACTCTACAGAAAGCCCTGACAGATGCTCAGAAAGACTACGAGAAAGCAATAGATGAGATCAACAAAGCAACTGAGAAGAAACTAGCCGATCTCAAAGCCAAACTAGCAGAGGTCGCTGCTGCTATGGCTGCATTAGGGGCTGCTCAGGCTGCTGCTGTTGCTATGGCGAGCGCACCGGTCTATAAACCTATCATCCCTGCATTGGGTGGCGGTGGGTCATCAGGAGGAGTAAGTAGCACAGGCGGAACGACTACAAATATCACCCAGAACTTCACAGCAACGGCAGTAGATACACAGCTCGTGAGCACGAGCACAGTATCAGCTATCAGATTTGGCAATGTCATCGTTCCCACCTCACCTACAGCTCTTGCCTCTAGGGAGAGTGGAGCTATCGGTGCTGCCTCTATCGCAGCACGGACTACG